AATAGGTTGTCTAACGTAGTTGAAGTATTTGTATCCTTCGTCCCATAGTACAGGACATTTACCTTTAGTCCACATCTCTTTTTGTATCCAATGTTACGCAGTGAAATCCACCGCCAAGTGTACGTTGATGTCGCATTGGTAACATAGCACACTCTATACCATGTTGTTCAAGAACCTTACGTAACGGTTCTTGATGTTTTTCTAATGCAACTAACTTTGTATTTACACTAAACAAGTTCATGTTAATCCATGTACTTGCATTGCACCATTTAGGAAAGTGACCTATGTCTACAGGTTCAGGACACCATATAATATCCCAACTTCTAAACGGTTCAGGTAGATCTTCTTTTGCTTTTATCCTACTTGGATTAGCAAGTAATAAACCTTCACGTAAAAATGCAACAGTGCTATCAATGTGCATGTAACTATAAACATCTTGTAATAGATTTACTTTAGCAGTAGCGCCTAAGGCGCCCTGTAATAAATTTGCACCTAACTTGTTTGCACTATTACTAACCAAGTATAACAGTTGGTCGTTTGCACGAATTATATTCGCGGCATCAAAAGCAGGACTGTATTCATTAAGTGCTAAAATATCTTTATTGCCAATACATTCTTTGTTGTATAATTGACTTTCGTTGAAGCAACGTATTTCTTTTGGATTGTCTAAATGATCTTCAAATGCTCTCCACTCACCTTTTCTTGCACGTATAGGCATTGGTGTAGCAAGTGTTAAGTTACCGTGTATAAACACACTGTCTCTTGGACAGTAATTATAGTAATGACAATCTGTTTTCTCCGGACGTACAACTTCTACATTTTCTGCTTGTAAAAATTTTACAAATGTTTCTAAGTCTTCATTTGCTTCTTCAATAACTTTACTTGGATAAGGACCTTTGATAATTTCTGTTTCATCAGTTTTGTCTGCAAAATTTACGCAACGTAAACTAATATCTATATCGTAAGGTATCTTGGCTTTGTCTGCAATGCCAACAATTACTTTTCTAAGTTGACCCCATTCGTTTGTGTTCATTTAAAAACCTTCATGTCTGGAAGATATGGATAATCATTACTGCTCCATTCCTTTGTTGGTTCAGTAACGTTTTCTAATTTTTCAATACCAAGTTGTGCAGTTTCTGGAGTCATATAATAATGATATCCTATGTATTGAATGTCTTGTTCGCCCCAAGGTTTGTCATCTGTTCTGCCGTCATGTGCCATTGCTTTTAAAACTTCGTAATCTTTTTCTGTAGGACATAATATTGCACCACCTCTACCTAAACTTAACATTTTTTTATGTTGAAAACTTAAACACTTATAGGTGTTAGGCATGTAACTATCACGTTTGAAACTAACAGCACCATCTATGATTCGTGTACCACCTAATACATATTCTTCCTTCCAAGAAGCATCAACAAACTCCCAACTAAGATTTAACTTCATTAATGTAAAAGGAATACTAATATATGTTCTTGTAGGTATCTTTATGTGGTTAGGTTGTAAGTATCGTAAGCAAAGTTCAATAGAATGGGTACAACTATCAGTTGCTACAGCAAATGGAGCATTATAGTACTCTGCAATGCGTTTTTCGAACTCTTTCACGATTTCAAACATACACATATTTATATGCGTAGTTAATAAGTAATAGTGTGAGTGAAATTATTAAATTATCCGTATGGTCTGAAAAATATCAAAATATTGGAGAAAACGTATGAACATAGGATTTATAGGAGTCGGTAAACTCGGTATACCATGTGCAGAAGAAATAGTCAAAAAAGGACATACAGTTTTTGGTTATGATACTTCCGAAATTAGAAGCGAGTTGATTATCCAAAAACCTACAATCAAAGATGCAGTAACTGGCGCAGACATTGTGTTTGTTGCAGTACCAACACCGCATCACGAAGATTATGACGGTAGACGTCCTACAAGTCATTTACCACCAAAAGATTTTAATTATGATATTGTAAATGATGTTCTTGAAGAAGCAGACATGCATATGACAAAGGATCAATTGCTTGTTCTTATTAGTACGGTATTACCAGGCACAACACGTAGAGAATTTGTACCACGTGTTACACATACACGTTTTGTATATAACCCATATCTAATTGCAATGGGTACTGTAGGTTGGGATATGATTAATCCTGAAATGGTAATGATAGGAACTGACGACGGTAGCGAAACAGGTGATGCAAAACAATTAAAAGAATTTTATCAAAGCATTATGGAAAATGATCCACGCTACGTTATAGGAACATATGACGAGTGTGAATGTATCAAAGTGTTTTACAATACATTTATTTCTACTAAATTAAGTTTTGTTAATATGATTCAAGATGTTGCACAACGTCAAGGTAATATTAATGTTGACGTAGTAACAAAAGCCTTAGCAGAAAGTACGCAACGTATAATGAGTCCTGCATATATGACGGCAGGCATGGGCGATGGCGGCAGTTGCCACCCAAGAGATAATATTGCGTTACGTTACATGGCAAAAGAATTAAATTTAGAATATGATATTTTTGATAACATTATGAAAGCAAGAGAAGTACAAGCAAAAAATCTTGCAAAGTTTGTTGTTGAAATAAAAAAGAAATATGGCGGTAGCATTTTCTTAAATGGTATATCATACAAGCCAGGTGTACCTTACCTTGATGGAAGTTATGCACTACTTGTTGATCACTATGTTAGAGAACTTGGAGAGCGTATGATTTACATTGATCCACTTGCAAGTGAAATGCCAAGCAGTGAAGCAAAACTTGGCGGTATAGTTTTACTTGCACACCCAACACCATACTTAGAATATTCAACAGACACAGTGTTTATTGATCCATGGCGAACGATGAAACCTGATCCTAAATATCTTGTCATACAATACGGAAACACAAGATAATGTTTTACACAAAGGATCATCCGCTACTGTACTTTCCTGAAATAGCAGGAAAAAGTCTACAGTGGTATTGTGGTGATGACTTAGAAAACTATAACAAGCATAACAAGAAAGATTGGGACTATTACAACAGTGCTGATAAGTTAGAATACAAATTTAACAGCCAAGGATATCGTACAAAAGAATTAACGGGTCTTAATAACGATTATATTTTAGTGTTCGGGTGCAGTTATACTGAAGGCGTAGGTTTATACGAACATCAAATATGGTGTAATAAAATTAGTAAGATGTATGGTATAGACGTAATAAACTTAGCCAAAGCAGGTACAGGACCTGATATTGTTGCGTTAAACACACAATTATTCATAAAGAACAAATTTGTACTTCCTAAATGCGTCTTAATTCAATGGCCACACTCATCGCGAAAAAGTTTCGCATACGTTGAAAGAAAGTTATTCAGTAACACAATAAGATTAGAAGATAGAAATATTAACTTTGTTCCAGACGGAACTGAAGAAGAATACGAGATGATGGACTCAGTTTGGTATCATAAACGCTGGGCTCATGAAGAAGGACAAATGAATTATGAGAATTTGTATCATCTAAATAGTGTAAACAATATATGGAACGCACTTGGTGTGCCTGTACATAATTGGACATTCCAAGCAGACTTTAAAACAAGATATGACAAGGATATGGTACAAACAGTAAAAACAAAGATGACTGGTCGTGCAAGAGATATGGCTCATGACGGAGAAAGCATACACAACCAAGTTGTCGCACAAATAAAGGATAAAGTAAAATGTATGATATAGTCTTCATAAGTTACGGCGAACCAAACGCTGATGAGAACTGGAAACATATTAAGCAAATGTTTCCTATGGCAAAACGTGTAAAAGATGTTAAAGGTTTACATCAAGCACACATTGCCGCGGCTAAAAAATGTTTTACAAAAATGTTCTGGGTTATTGATGCTGATGCAGAGTTAATGCCAGACTTTGATTTTAATTTTGAGGTTTCCGAGTGGGATTTAGAAACAGTGCATGTATGGCGAAGTATAAATCCAATCAACGACTTGGAATACGGGTATGGAGGTGTAAAGTTATTACCGCGATCACTCACACTGAACATGGACACTTCCATGCCCGACATGACTACAAGTATCAGTGATAAGTTCAAAGCAATGCCAGAGATAAGTTGCGTAACAGGATTTAACACTGATCCTTTGAGTACTTGGCGTGGAGCGTTTAGAGAATGTGCAAAATTAGCAAGTAAAACTATTCCAGGACAAGTAAATGAAGAAACAGAGAAGCGTTTAGAAACATGGCTTACCGTTGGTGCTGACAGACAGTACGGAAAGATTGCAATGCACGGAGCGGCATGTGGTAAGCAGTTTGGCGAACACTACAGAGACAACACAGAAGCACTTGCTATGTTAAATGATTTTGATTATTTAGAAGAGGAGTTTAATGAACACAAAGATTCCTTTTAAGGACATTGTCAGCCTTGGACAAAAAACAATGTTGGATACTAATCTATTCAGCGTTAGTTGGATCCTTGGCAGGTTTTGTAATTACAAGTGCAGTTATTGTTGGCCATATGCTAATACTGACAAGCCAGACTATCAGGAATTAGAAGTTTATAAAACATCAATAGATGAAATTAAGAAACAAGCAAAAGCAAATGGCTTTGACAAGTTTCATTTTAGTTTTAGTGGAGGAGAGCCTACAGCATACAAAGGCTTTTTAGATTTAGTTAATCACTATGAAGATTATGAAAGTGAATACCTAAGCATACACATGACAAGTAATTGTAGTCCAGCAAAGAAATGGTGGAAGAAGTTTTTAGATGTTACAGATGTTATGGACAGAAGAAGTATTACAGCAAGTTTTCATGCAGAATTTGCAAATGAAAAAGAATTCGGAGATAAACTTTTGTATCTCCAAGATGAAGGTGTACTTGTAACTATTAATCAAGTTATGGTGCCAGAACTATGGGAGGAATATTATGCCAGAAGTAAAAGATTTATTGAACGGGGTTTACACGTTACTCTTAAGCCTCAGTCTGATCCTACCGCTTCTTTTGTGGTTGATGGTTATACCGAGGAACAAAAAGAAATATTGCGTACCGAAAGCGAACAATCGGTCCATCAAGTATCGCTCAAAGATGTTAATGGAGTAGAATACAGTATTGACCAAGCAGAAAGATTAAATGCTTTTGGTTTTAATAAATTTAAAGGTTGGGAATGTAACAGCGGATACCAAAGTTGTATAATTAGAAACAATGAAGTTAAACGTAGTTATAGTTGCCATGATACACCATTAGGAACACTAACTGAAGGGTTCAGTTTGTTTAATAAGCCAATGCCTTGTATTACACCAAGTTGTGTAAGCAGTGCAGATAGCAAAATACCAAAGAGAAAAATATGAAAATAGGAATAGCAGGATACGGATATGTAGGCAAAGCCATTGCTGAAAGTATGAAACACAAGTATGAAGTTATGATTAATGATCCGGCGCTTGGTCATAAAGCAAGTCTTAAAGAAGTACAAGCACTTATAGTCTGTGTAAGCACACCTCGAAGTTCAGCAGGGTATTGTGTAATGGATAATGTGTATCAAGTAATAGAAAAAGCATCTAACGAGATTCCTATACTAATTAAAAGTACAATTAGTCTTGAAGGTTGGCGTATGCTTAAAGATACTTTCCCTGAAAAAGAAATATCATTCAGTCCAGAGTTTTTAACTGCCGCAAATGCAACTCAAGACTTTGCAAACACACAACAAGTTTTACTTGGCGGCGATAACACACACTTTTGGTCAGGATTTTTTGTAGACTTACTTGGAACTATTGATGTAAAGATAGCAAATCCAGAAGATCTTGTTTTAGCCAAGTATGCACGTAACAGTTATCTTGCATTAAAGGTTACATACTTCAATCAATTGAAAGACGTATGTGAAAAAGCAGGTGTAGACTTTGAACAAGTAAGAAAATATGTTGCAGATGACTCTCGTATAGGGTACAGTCATACTAATGTAACAAAAGAACGTGGCTACGGTGGGCATTGTTTGCCTAAAGACGTAGATGCATTCTTACATCAAGCAAAAGGATATAATACTGAACTTTCACTGCTTGAAGAAGCAGTTAAATATAATAAGAAGATTAGAAATGAAAATTGATATTCAAGATATTAAGTTCTGGATGGACGCAATTCGCAATAGCGAAGATAAAGATCGTACATTAGAAACTTTCTGGGGTGGTCAAATACAATCTAAGTTATGGTTGATTGAAACTATTGCTGAAAAAAACAAAATGATCCGTAATGCTGAAATTGTAATACATGGAGGCTGGAATGGATTGTTAGCAAGTATGCTATTCAATAGCGAAATAGGTATTAAGAAAATTGTAAGTGTTGATGTTGATCCTGTGTGCAAAGAAATTGCAACTACAGTAAACAAGAGATACGAAATGGAAGGTAAGTTTGAAGCAGTAACTTGTGATATGGTAGACTATGAATACAAAGCAGAGCCATATATTGTTATTAACACAAGTTGCGAACATATTACACGAGACAAATACAAAAAGTGGTTAGCAAATGTTCCTAATGCCGCACAGGTTATTGTACAAAGCAATGACTACTACGAATTAGAAGAACATATTAACTGTTGTAAGAATTTAGAACAGTTTGCAAGACAAAGTCTATTAGATATAGATATTAAAGATGAAATTCAATTGCCTAAATATAAACGTTTCATGGTTATAGGAAAGAAAAAATGATAGACAGACTTACACAATACGGACAGTTTATAGAATTAGACATCACAACAGATGCTGAGGCTATGATTGCATGGGCAAATGAATTTGATTGGGTAAAATATAATCCACGTAAAGATATTAACCGTTGGGGATTAAGTGTTACAAGTTTAGATGGAGGATTATCTGGGCGTCCTGACTTAGATAGTTTGTATGAATACAATAAAGAAAACGGAACAGGGTATAATGAAAAAGATTTCAATGTACCTACACCTGTATTAAATGATCAAATTAAAAATTTACTTGAACCGTGGAAGGACAATTACTATAGAACACACTTTTTAAAGTTTGGTCCAGGAGGATTTTTTCCTCCACACAGAGATTGGAACTATCATTCTGGTAGAGCAGACAGTTTTAGATTGATAATGCCTTTGCGTAATGTTAATCCACCTTATTTTAATTTTGTATTAGAAGACAAAACACTACATTGGGAAGTAGGTAGGTTATACTTTATAGATACTTTAAAAATGCACTATCTATTCAATAGTGGATTCAATGATAGTTACTGGTTAATTGTAAATGTTGATCTAAATCCAGATACTGTTAATACTACACTTGCGAGGTTTAATCAGAAGTAATGTATAACTACGAAGA